CGAATCAACAAGTTCTGATTAGTGAGATTGAAGAGGTTGGTTCTGCTGATATTGGAGAACCTGATTGTAAATTAATAAATCCATTTGTTGTTGGTGATGATAATTTATTAACACCTTTTTTGTTAACTGTTACTAAAGATGATATATTCATGATGGGTTCGGATAAAATCCTTACCCTTTGTGATCCAATGCCCACTCTACTTGAAAAGTATCAAAACCTTCTTAAATAATGAAATTCTACACCAATGTTCAACTAATCGGGAATCAATTCCTGGTGAGAGGTGTTGATGGTGGTAAGAGATATGAACATAGGGATGAGTTCTTTCCTGAACTTTTTGTAAAATCTAAAAAGAAAACTAAATATAAAACGTTAAGCGGAGAATCAGTTGAGTCTATTAATCCAGGAACGGTTAGGGATTGTAGAGACTTCTATAAGAAGTACGAAGATGTTGAGGGCTTTGAGATATACGGGAATGATCGGTATATTTACCAATACATATCAGAGAAATATCCTCAGGATGAGGTCAAGTTTGACATCAGCAAGATTAAACTTGTTACTTTGGATATTGAAGTTGCGTCTGAGCAAGGGTTCCCTGATGTTGAATCGTGCCAGGAAGAGATTCTTGCTATTACCATACAAGATTATACAACAAAAAAAATTATTACATGGGGAGTTAAACCGTTTAATAATGGGCAGAGCAATGTAACATATAATTATTGTCCTAGTGAATATGAACTCTTAAATTCGTTCATTAACTATTGGATGGTAGATGTTCCAGATGTGATTACTGGGTGGAACATTCAATTATATGATATTCCATATATTGCTAAGCGTCTTAGACGTGTTCTTGGTGAGAAGTTGATGAAGAGACTTTCACCTTGGGGACTTGTGAGTGATAATGAAACTTATATTATGGGTCGTAGGCATGAGGTATTTGATGTTGGGGGAGTAACCCAACTAGATTATCTTGACCTTTATAAGAAATTTACTTACAAAGCGCAAGAATCTTATAGACTAGATTACATTGCTGAGGTAGAATTAGGACAGAAAAAACTTGACCACTCTGAGTTTGAAACCTTTAAGGATTTCTATAATAAGGGATGGCAGAAGTTTATCGAATATAATATTGTTGACGTTGAACTTGTTGACCGATTGGAAGACAAGATGAAATTGATTGAACTTGCATTAACTATGGCATATGATGCTAAAGTTAATTATGCTGATGTATTTTATCAGGTAAGAATGTGGGACAATATCATTTACAATTATCTTAAGAAGCGCAATATTGTAATACCACCAAAGAATAAAACAGCAAAAGGAGAAAAATATGCAGGGGCTTATGTCAAAGAACCGAAAGCGGGAAGGTATGATTGGGTTGTTAGCTTTGACCTTAATTCTCTCTACCCTCATCTTATCATGCAGTACAATATTTCGCCAGAGACATTACAGGAGACCCCACATCCCAGTGTTAATGTTGAATCGATCCTCAGTGGAAACTTCAGTCCTGACCCTAATTTCGCTACCTGTGCAAACGGGGCTATGTTTGACAAGTCAAAGCGGGGATTTTTGCCCGAATTGATGGATAAGATGTATGGAGACCGTGTGGTCTTCAAGAAGAAAATGATTGAGGCAAAGAAAGCATATGAGAAAACTCCTACTAAGAAATTAGAGAAAGAGATTGCTCGCTGTAATAATATCCAGATGGCAAAGAAGATTGCACTGAACTCTGCTTATGGTGCCTTAGGTAATGCTTACTTTAGATATTATAAGTTAGCAAATGCTGAGGCAATTACTTTGTCTGGTCAGGTCTCTATCCGTTGGATTGAGAATAAGATGAATGATAGAATGAATAAGATTCTTAAAACGGAGGATATTGATTATGTTATTGCTTCAGATACTGATTCCATTTATCTTCATTTGGGTCCTTTGGTTGACCGTGTATACGAAGGGAGAGAGAAAACTAGTGAAGGCATTGTCACGTTCCTTAATAAGATCTGTGAGATGGAATTTGAGCCGTATATTGATAGTTCTTACAAAGAACTGGCGGAATACGTAAATGCCTATGACCAAAAGATGTTCATGAAGCGTGAAAACATCGCTGACAGGGGCATATGGACTGCTAAGAAGAGGTATATTCTTAACGTATGGGATAGTGAAGGTGTTAGGTATGAAGAACCCAAACTGAAGATGATGGGTATTGAGGCAGTTAAATCCTCAACACCTGCACCTTGTAGAACTATGATTAAGGATGCTCTCAAACTTATGATGAGTGGGACTGAGGATGATATAATTAACTTTATTGATAAGAGTCGTAAGAAGTTTAGAACTCTTCCACCTGAGGAAATATCATTCCCTCGTTCAGCATCTGATGTAGTTAAGTATCAGGCACATTCTACAATATATGCTAAGGGAACTCCTATACATATACGGGGTGCTTTGTTATACAACCATTATGTTAAGAAGCATAAGTTGGATAATAAATATTCACTCATTCAGAATGGAGAAAAGATCAAGTTCTGTTATCTGAAGAAACCAAATATTATTCATGAGAATATTATTTCGTTCATTCAGGATTTTCCGCATGAAATTGGTCTTGACAAGTATGTTGATTATGATTTACAATTTGATAAAGCTTTCTTAGAACCACTCAAAACTATTTTAGATGCGATTGGTTGGAATGTAGAGAAAACCGTAAACCTGGAGTTATTTTTTTCCTAATGGATTTACCTATTAATGACAAAGAATTAGATACTATTATCAAAGCTCTAGCTTTGGGTGGAGATGCTGCATTATTTCATAGATTAAAAGAAATAAAAGAAGATAGGGAGCAGAATGAAAAAGAAGAGGTGGTAATGTAATGGATTTTTTAAAGGATATTATTGATGAAATTGGTGACGACTTCACGAAGTTGGCGGATGAGATTAGTTCTGTCGAAGAATCCATTGATACAGGAAGTTATATCTTTAATGGACTGTGTTCAGGCTCTATATTTGGGGGCTTTAGTAGCAATCGCATTACTGCCATTGCTGGAGAGAGTAGCACTGGAAAGACATACTTCAGTCTCGCTGTTGTCAGAAATTTTCTTGATAATAACCCGCTCGCTAGTGTGCTCTACTTTGATACTGAGTCTAGCATTAATAGGGCACTCTTAGAAAGTAGGGGTATTGATTTAAAGAGATTTGTTGTTATTAATGTAGTAACGATTGAGGAGTTTAGATCAAAGGCACTTAAGGCAGTTGATAAATATTTAAAGATGCCTGAGAGTGATCGCCAACCTTGCATGTTTGTGCTAGACTCTTTAGGAATGCTTTCAACTGAGAAAGAAATTACTGATGTCTTAAATGATAAACAGGTTAGGGATATGACCAAATCCCAACTTGTTAAAGGAGCATTTAGAATGCTTACACTAAAACTTGGTCAAGCAAACATTCCACTTATAGTAACAAATCATACCTATGACGTCATTGGTTCTTATGTCCCTACAAAGGAAATGGGAGGAGGTAGTGGACTCAAGTACGCAGCAAGTACAATCATTTATCTCAGCAAGAAAAAGGAAAAAGATGGAAAAGAAGTCATCGGAAACATTATCAAAGCTAAGACTCACAAATCTCGTCTAAGTAAGGAGAACAAACAAGTTGAGATACGTCTCTATTATGATGATCGTGGTCTTGACCGTTATTATGGTTTATTGGAACTGGGTGAGATTGGGGGACTCTGGAAAAACGTTGCCGGAAGATACGAAATCAACGGCAAAAAAATATATGCCAAGCAGATACTCGCTGAACCCGACACTTATTTCACTCCAGAAGTGATGCAAGCTCTTGATGAGATAGCAAAAAAGGAATTTAGTTATGGAGAAAAATGATTTTATCTATTGTGAGAAAGGTGCATTATCTAAAGAAGCATGTGATGATTATATAAAATTTTTTGAGGATAATATAGGTATTGCTTCTCCTGGTGGAATGCAGCAGAGTAAAAATCCTTTGGATGATTTGGAAATTTGTTTAGATATTGAAAAAGGTGATAGGAATTTAAAGGATTCTCTTGCGAAAGTGATTCAGAGTTATAAAAAAATATATCCTTTAATTGATACTCATCTTGGTCCATGGCGTCCTTATTATACATGTCAATTGATGAGGTATGAACCTAATAAGTTTTATGATAGAATTCATTGTGAAACTGATTGTGCTAAACCTACTGTGGTTGAGAGATGTTTTGCTTGGATGATTTATTTAAATGATATAAAGGAAGGAGGAGGAACCGAATTTATTCATCAGAAGGTTATTGCTAAACCTAAAGCGGGAGATATGTATATATGGCCTTCTGGATGGACTCATATGCACAGAGGAGTTAATGCTCCTTATGAAGTTAAATATATTATCACTGGATGGATTAATTTCACATGATAGAGAAAGTTGAATTTCTAATTCTTAGAAATCTTTTATATAATGAAGAATATGTTCGTAAGGTAATTCCTTTTATTAAAGCAGAATACTTTGAAGATTTTAACCAGAAGGTTATCTTTGAAGAGATTTTAAAATTTGTGGAGGAGTATAATGAACCTGCCACAAGGGAAGTATTATGTATTGAGACTGAAAAACGTAATGATATTAATGATACTTCTTTTAAAGAAATTGCACAGTTAATTACTTCATTTGAGGATGAACCTGCTGAGTTTAATTGGTTAATTGATACTACTGAAAAGTGGTGTAGAGATCGTGCTATATACATAGCACTGATGGAGTCTATTCAATTAGCTGATGGGAAGGCAGATGAGTCTAAAGGAAGAGATGCAATACCTAGTATACTATCCGATGCTCTTGCAGTATCTTTCGACACTCATATTGGGCACGATTACTTAATTGATTACGAAGAACGTTATGAATCTTATCATAGGAAAGAAAATAAGATTGAATTTGATCTCGAATACTTCAACAAAATTACGAAAGGCGG